TTTTCAATTGACCATTTACGAGAACCACGAGAATCGCGAGAATCACGAGAATCACGAGAACCACGAGAATCATCTGAAACTTCTACTAAGACTTTATGTTTTTTTTTACGTTTTGTTTTCATTTCTTCATTTGCTTTCTCGGTTGCCTTCATGATAAGATATTTCATAAAAACATCATTCAATCTTGCATGATCTTTCATCTTATTCTTATTCTTATTCTTATTCTTATTCTTATTCTTATTCTTATTCTTATTATTATTCTTAATCTTATGTTTTTTTTTCTTTTTATGTTTCTTTTTATCATTGTTTACTTTGCCTAATTCTCTATCAAGTTCCAACTGATCATACGACCGATGATCAAAATCGTCTTCAAAATCAGAATCACTATCGTAATCAATAAATCCCTTTAGATTTCCATGTTCGTCGATGCTATCACTATCATCATCCGACCCAATCATCTGTCCTTTATTGTCTTTACTGACTTTACCGCGAGTTATCATATTATGCGAGTTATAACTCATTTATGATTTATAAATTAATATATTTTTAAATCAAATTTGAAAAATTATATTTGAAAAAATTTGATTTAAAAATATAAATATTATATATTAAGTATCTAAAGATGTCTAATTACGAACCAATAACCAAAGATGTCACTGGTCTACAATTTAGTATCATGTCACCCGAAGAAATAAGAAAACAATCTGTTGTAGAGGTTACTAAGCACGAAACTTATGATAAAGATATCCCGGTTGTAAAAGGATTATTTGATATTCGTATGGGAACTACTGATCCAGGTAAAGTATGTAATACGTGCGGCTTGGATAATTTACAATGTCCGGGACATTTTGGTCATATTGAGTTAGCGAAACCCGTGTTTAACTATCATTTTATCGATATTACATTAAAACTACTGAAATGCGTCTGCTTCCGATGCGGAAAGCTCAAGATAAACAAAGAAACTAATTTAGTTCAAGAGTTAAAAAGTAAAAGTAATAAACGTCGGTGGCAGGATATATATGAGTTATCGGCAAAGATAAATCGTTGTGGGGAAGAAAATGATGATGGGTGTGGTTGTATTCAACCTACTCGTTATAAATTAGATGGTATTAATGGTATTCAGAGTGTATGGAAAGATTTAGATATCCCTGTATCGGAGACATATTTAACGGCTGAATATGTAAAATCACTCTTTGAGAAAATTTCAGATGAAGATTGTAATCTTTTAGGATTTAGTTCTATCTGGTGTCGCCCAGAATGGTTAATATGTTCTGTATTCCCTGTCCCACCTCCCGCGATGAGACCGACAGTAAAACAAGGGGATTCACAGAGGATGGATGATGATTTAACGCATAAATTATCAGAAATTGTAAAATATAATAATACTTTAAAAAATAAAATTAATAGTTTTGCTCGTAAAGAAATAATTGACGACTGGTATAATATGGTAGTTTATCATATTGTAACCTTTATTGATAATGAACAACAGGGTATCAGTCAAGCTACTCATCGTTCGGGTAGACCTATCAAAGCAATTAGGCAAAGGTTAAAGGGTAAAGAAGGACGCCTGAGATCTAATTTAATGGGGAAACGAGTAGATTTTTCCGCGCGTAGTGTTATCACACCCGACGCAAATATTGACCTCGATCAACTCGGTGTTCCTACTAAGATCGCATTAAATCTAACTTTTCCGGAAATCGTAAATACTTTTAATATTGAAGATTTAAAATCTTATATTAATAATGGACCCTATAAATGGCCGGGGGCCAAGAGTATCGTTAAAAAAGATGGTAATCGGTTTACAATTAACGATAATAATAAAAATGATTTAGTTTTAGAGATTGGTGATAAAGTAAATCGGCATATCGTAGATAACGACTATGTCTTATTTAATCGCCAACCCTCGCTTCATAAGATGAGCATGATGGGTCACCGAGTTAAAGTAATGAAAGGCGATACGTTTAGATTAAATGTAAGCGTCACCCCACCCTACAACGCCGACTTTGATGGAGACGAAATGAATATGCATGTACCCCAAAGCGTGCAGGCGATGAGTGAATTAATTAATATTGTTTCGGTAAATCACCAAATCATTTCGCCTAGGGAAAATAAACCAATTATTACAGTTGTACAAGATACACTCTTGGGTTTATATAAATTAACTCAATCCGAAATTATTAGATTTAATGAAGGAACTGAACTAACTTATACGGGCTCAGGTAATATTTATGATACATCGTCAACACCTGAAAATTATAAGTGGGTTGACAGTTGTATTTATAATAAAAAACAAATGATTAATATTATTTCACAATTATCCACATTTAATGGGACATATCCGGATCCGGATAATGTTTACGAAAAAAATAGTAAAAAGATTGAGTTATGGTCTGGGAAATGTGTCCTATCATACCTTCTACCAGAACATATCAATTTAGAAATGGAAAATAGTAGTTATGATAACGTATCATCGGATACAACTGACCCATTAAAGAAATTGATTTTAGAAAATACAGATAAAATTAATAAGGTAAAGATCGTAAAAGGCAAAATCCAGCAAGGAACATTTGATAAGGGTTTATTTAGTAAAACATCAAAAGGATTAATTCACACTATTTATAATGATTTAGGACCCGAAAGAACCAATGATTTCATTAATGATTTACAAAAGATTACTAATAATATCTTATTAATTGAAGGGTTTAGTGTTGGTATTAGTGATATGGTCGCCGATAGCAAAACATCTGAAAAAATCAATACTATTATCAAAGAAAGGAAGGGGCAAATTGAGGAGATTATGCAGGAATTTCATTTAAATATTTTTGAAGGAATTCCGGGGCAAAATAACTCGGATTTCTTCGAGGGTAAAGTGAATGGTATTTTAAATAAAACTATTAATGAAACGGGTAAGATTGGTCTATCCAATTTAGATCCTAAAAATCGCGCTACTTATATGATTAATTCGGGTAGCAAAGGTAAATTAACCAATATCGCGCAAATGATCGCCTGCCTAGGACAACAGAATGTAGATGGCAAGCGTATCCCGTATGGTTTTGATGGCAGGACATTACCTCATTATCATAAGTATGATGATTCATCTGAAGCAAGAGGATTTGTAGAAAATTCATTCATATCGGGACAAACTCCACAAGAATTCTTCTTCCACGCTATGGGTGGCAGGGAAGGTTTGATTGATACTGCGGTGAAAACAGCACAAACTGGGTATGTTCAGAGAAAATTAGTAAAAGCTATGGAAGATTTAACGGTAAATTATGATTATTCGGTAAGAAGTAGTTCGGGAACAATTGTTCAATTTATCTATGGCAATGATGGTATGGATGGTCAGCGCGTAGAATCGCAATCATTATATCTCACAAAATTATCTCCTGAAAAATTAATGGATAAATATTATTTTGATAACCAAACCCCATGGACTAAATATTATAATAAATCATTAGCCGATAAATTTAAGAATATGAATAGAGATGTTCTAGATAAAATGTTTTATGAATTATTAGATCATCGCGAATATCTAATTACAACGTTATATAATGGTAATATTCAGAATAATATTAATTATCCTGTTCATATTGAAAGAATAGTCGAAAATCTTACCAATAAGACGGGTAAAAGTAATATGATGCCATTAGATATCTATAAAGGAAATGAGAGATTATCACAATCCTTAATCATCACCGAAGAATTTAAAAACAACAAGATAATTAAAATTCTAATTGATATTCATCTGAGTCCAAAGGTATTAATTAGTAAGTATCAAATTACAAGGAATGAATATAAACTTATCTGTAATACGATTAAAGAAAGATTTTATAAATCAATGATAGCGCCCGGCGAAATGGTCGGTGTCCTCGCTGCACAAAGTATAGGTGAACCAGCGACACAAATGACACTCAATACTTTTCATTTTGCCGGGGTAAGTGCTAAATCTAATGTTACTCGGGGAATCCCGCGCCTAACAGAATTATTACATGTTAGTAAAAATATTAAATCGCCTAATACGACTATCTCTATCTACCCCGAATATAGCACCGATAATAATAAATTATCATTTGTGAAAAATAAATTAGAATATATTAAGATGAAAGATGTCTTACTATCCAGTAGTATTTACTATGACCCAGGTAATTCGGACCATGAAACAATTATTATGGAAGACAGAGAATTACTTAGTATTTACAAAGAGTTCCAAGATTTAGAAAATAATGATAATCATAAATATCCATGGATCATTCGCTTTGTATTTGATAAAGAAAAGATGTTAGAGAGTGGTATTATTATGGAGGACATTCATATGAAATTATTAGATTATGATTCAGAAAGAATTAATTTCGTCTATACAGATGATAATAGTAAAAATTTAATCGGACGTATCTCCATTAACTGTGACACAGACCCCGAAGAAATATTAAATGGGATACAGGATCAAAGCGATATCCTATCTATCATTAAAAAAATTAATGAAGATATTATTAATAATATCTCGATTAAAGGTATCTCAAATATTACCGATATTATTATTACAGAAGAAAGTATATCTAAAATAAATGATGAAAAAAGTGAAATACATAATAAATATTCTTATTCACTAAAGAAAGAGGAAAATAAATTATTGGTTTCAGATGGTATTAACCTAATTGATATAATGAATTCACCATATGTAGATTATATTAATACTTATTCAAATGATATCATTGAAATATGTAATGTATTGGGTATTGAGGCCGGACGACAGGTGCTTATTGATGAAATGGTGAGTGTTATTGATCATGCGGGTGAATATATTAATCTTAGACATATCGAACTCTTATGTGATGTAATGACATCTAAGGGATCCTTAACATCTATCAATAGGCAAGGTATTAAACGAGGAGACGTCGGTCCATTAGCGAAATGCTCATTTGAAGATACAACCGATCAGCTAATTAAAGCCGGTATCTTTTCCGAAAGAGATAATCTTAAGGGTGTATCCAGTAATATTATGATGGGTCAGCGGATTAAATCCGGGACAGGCGTGTGTGATATTTATCTGGATGAAGAAGAAATGTATAATTATAATACAACGAAAGAAGAAATATTATATGAAAATGAAGATAATATTGATAATCTATTAAACATTCAGGAAGAAGGGGATTGTAAAGAAGGAGATTTCAAATTTTCATTTGAATAATTAAATCATTTATCTAACTAATTCATTAACTAATTCATTAACTAATTCATTAACTAATTCATTAACTAATTCATTAACTAATTCATTAACTAATTCATTAACTAATTCATTAACTAATTCATTAACTAATTCATTAACTAA